CCAACCAAGAGTTAGCGATGTCGTTGTCGGTGTGTAGTTGAGATTGGTCTTCGGGGATAATAGAAGTAATTGTTGTATACTCTCTACCGTTACCCGCTTTACTTAGATTAAGGTTAATAATCAAATCTCTACCTTTTGAAGGGTCGGTAATGTCACCTTTGTTTTTAAATAAAGGATAAATTTTATCTAAAACACCTTCACTTTTTGTATTGTGTTTAAATCTCCAAAATTTTACACCATCTTGTTCATTTTCTCTGTCGATAACTTTTACAATGTAAAATTTACGTGAGCGGTACTGACGAGCCAAAACTTTATCTTGTTCGTCACCTGTCATCATAAGACCTTCGTAAACCTCATTTAAAGGAGAACGTTTTCCGTCTTGCTTAGGGTCATGTAATTTAACCCAATTACCATCTACCTGAACCTCGTGAAAGTAAACTTCCACAAATGGACTTCCACCATCTTTGGATGGTAGGATTCGAATTCTTTTTTCACCACTTCGAGCACCTTTGGGTAGAACGGTGGTGAAATACTTCTTCATTCTCTCTTCTTGAGAGACTTTGTTACTGCTGCCGCTTGCGGCTTGTTTGTTTTTTTCGTACTGTGCCAGTACTGATTCAATTGTTGACATATTATTTGTTTTTAAATGTTAGAAATGTATTTCTATGTAAATTATAGACAAAAAAAGTCAGATTACAAAATCTGACTCTCTTTTTTTTGAAAAATTTTATTTGTGGGTTACTCTAAAGTTAAAAGATACTTTAATTTTTGGAATAAACCTAACATTTCGTCACGAATATTCAATAAATTTGTATCTACGGGGTCCAATTCCTTGGTAAATTCTACAAGTGCTTGACAAATTGTTTCCACCATTTCTGTTGGTTTAACATCACTCATGTTAAATAATTCTATGGTTTTGGTTTCTTCGTCTAAAGTGAATCTACCATATTTACCCATAGCCTCTTCAATAAATCCATCCATTAAATCTTCTAGCGTGTCTCTTGTTTGGGCAAATGCGTTATGTCTAGCATAACCTTTTGTTTGCCAATGGAATATTTTTAATTGGGCATGAATACCTAATAATAGGTTGACTTTAGAATGTAAATTCATCTTGTTCTTCTTCTGGGTTAAAACTATTTCTTATTGTTTCGTTAGAGTAATCGTCGATGTCTTGTTTTGATAACACGTATTCATTTTTACCACTTTGTTGCATCTCTCCTTGTTTTTGAGCGAAGAACTGTTGTGGATTCAAATTAAAAGGATAAGAATCTAATGAACGTAACTCTAATTTTTCTTGTGGTGTTTTTTCTTTCATTCCCTCTACCTTGTTTCCAAGTTCATCAATTTTATTTAAAACATTATCCATTTGAGATAATTTTTGTTCTAAATCGTTCAACTTAGAAAACACTGTGTCCATTTTACTAACAACATCGGTATTCTCAGATTTGTTATCATCTAAATCTTTTTTAATTGATTTAGTCATATTGACCAAATCTGTAATATCGATTTCTTCGGTGTCATCAACTGGTGGTGCTCCCGCAGGTGGTGCACCTGCATCCATCGGTGGTGCTCCCGCAGGTGGTAAACCAGCATCAGGTGGAGGAACATCACCCGGAGGTGGTACTGCTAACGCCGGGTCTGTTGGTGGTACATCACCTTGTTCCATCAGATTTTTAGCGTAATTATTAATCGCTCTGTATCTTGCGACTTCTTCTAATAATGATTTTTCTAATTTTTTCATGGTTTACTTAGTCTTGTTAAAGTTGTCTACCGTCTTCGGTTATGAATTTTTTATTTATTCTTTCTACTATACCATCCTTAGACCTGATTACATAACATTCACCAGTTTGAAGGTCACACTCTTCTCTTTCCATTCCATCATTTGAAACGGATTTAACGTGTTTTGGATTTTCCATATAGTTGTCCAATGTTTTATTTAATTTTTCGTTGTTCATGGTACTTTCTTTAATAAATATCTAAAAAACTTAAAAACTTATATTTTAATCCATTTTAAAATAAACTACATCCCCATCATATAAACCTAACTCAGACATTAACTTTGGTGACATACCCATACCAATCGTTTTTGAAGATGGTCCTCGACTTATTGGTCCTTCAACCACTATCTGTCCAACATTTTTATCTAATTGATAACTTGGGTTTAAAGTAAAGGTTTTACTGTTTTTAGGATTCTTAAAGGTTGTTTTAGCTGTTTTAATTATATCAATAGTAATACTTTTTGATATTTGAAAATCTACATTATAAAACTTATAATCTGTTGATTTAACGTCTGACCAAGTTATACCATTGGCGATATTAAATCCTTGAGAATCGTCAATTGTGTATTTTTCACCACCCATTTTATAAACAACAGTTCTTAACCATTCTTCATTACCGGATTTAATCTTTTGAATTAATCTTGTTTCATTGTAACCATTATATGGTACACCAAATCTATTAATACCCACATCTTGAACTATAGTCTCGTCGGTTAATTTTTTATCTTGTCTATCTGTAATATAAGGAATACCTTGATATATTACGGTTTCTTGTGTATCTGTTTGATTCGCCGCTCTTTGTTTGATTTTTGCAATTGCTTTTGATTGTATCTTATCAAATAAAATTCTATAACTCGCAACAAATGAATCTTTTGGGTCGGGTAATGATGTATACGGTATTCTTGTTCCATTAAACGATGTTGAAATATTGTTTCCTTTTATATTATGTGTAACGTCCGTAATCCAATATGAACCTCTAAACATAGGTATGTTTTTTAAATAAAAGAACATTGTTGGTTGTATCATAACATTACCCATGGCACTAACTCCACATTTATAAGATGCTTGTTTATAATAATCAAACAGACTTGTGTCGACATTATAAACACCCGCACCAGATGCAGACCTTGATAAATTTTCTAAAACTTGGAAAGACTCTGAAGTATTTTTTAGAGTGCTTTGGTCTAGGTTTGTTATACTTTTGAATATTCCTTGGTTTTGGTCACCAAAGCTAACCTCAAAAGCAACAACCCTATTGGACTTTGATAAATCGTTTTGTGAAAAACTTTCTAATGATGTTATTAATAATGGATTAGGGTTTTGTCCCCCAATATAAAAACTGTCATCAACAAATTTATAAGGTTTGCTATTTGACATATCAATCCTTTTTGATGATTGACCAACTAATTGAATTATCACTTTTGGAGTGGCCTCTTGATAATCAACTTCTAAAAAGGTTCCAAATAAAGTAGACGCAACTTTTTTAGATGGTGTAATCTTGTTTCTGTTGGTTAAATTATTTCCATAGAAATTAATGTAAGCTGGTAGAGCCCTCATATCTAGTCCAGTACCTTGAATTAACATAGATATTGCGGTATAAAGTGGTACCTTAGAGTTGTTGGGGTCAAGTAGTGGTGTGAACTTATCTATGTTAAGATAAAATTTGTCTCCAATGTCTCTATTTGCCTTGTCTAAGAATAAAAATTCTTCAAGTAATAATCTTTGACCAATTGAGTTACCCGATGTCCATTTGTCGTTAAACGATTTAAATGTATTGTACAGTTCTAATTTTGTTTGCGTTGAGTTATATCCTCTAAACATATCAATACTTGACGCTGGGTTAGATGCCGAACCACTCTTAAGTTTTGCAAACTGTGGAAGAAGTATATTTAAAAATGTTGTTAATCTTAAATCTGAATTTAACACTATACTTTGTACATAAGATGCGAACGCCGCTTTTGTATTTGTACCTCCCGCCTTTCTATAACCGGCATATATTTGTACTAATGGTCTATGTATTTTTATGTTGTCTTCAGTTAGTTTTATATCCATTCCACTAAAGAAGTTCACATAGTAATTGTCAATATCCTCACCAATATATAATTTTATAAAATTTAAATTTGCCGGAGTTAAATCAGATGCACTAAAAGGTGCTGGAGAATATGTCGATAGATTATTGTATTTTGAAAAACCATAAAAAGAAAACGCATCTATTTCTTTTGGATTCGCTAAAGTAAACTTAATTAAATTATTATTACTTAAAATGTCTAAAGTAACATTTTCCGCATTTCTTTTCTGTCTAAGTTTTAATACACCAATTAAACTATCAATATTATTACTATCATCATCTTTCTTTTCAACAACAGAAAGTTTTTTTAATAAGTCTTGAAATTTTGGATAACTTACATTCCTAAAAATATTGTACGGAATCTCCTCATTTATTTTTTCACTAGCAAAATCTAAAAAGAAACTTTCAAAATATTCCAATATTTGTGGACTAAAGGTACCAATTAAATCTATCGCCTTTTTATAGTTTGATGATATTGAGTATGTGTTACCTGTTGTTCTAAAATAATTATAAGGACTTGGAAAGGTTTGCCCACTAAAACTTGTAGAAAGTGTGTCATCTAAATACCAAAGTGTTTTGAATGTTAGTTCTTCTGCTAAAGTAAAAGTGTTGTCATTGGCAATTTTACTACTTAGGTGTCCACCCGTTGATGGCATCAATGTATAATTTTTGTCAGAACTTATGTACTTTGAGTTATCCATTATGACATCCCAATAATTCATCTCACTTTTTGTTCTAACTCTATGAAGAATTTTACCTGTTTGACTTGTTGGGAAATATGATATATTTCCTAAACTAGTATCGTAAGTTGTGTAATCATTTACTATTTGACTATATATTGCTTGATAGAATGGTTTAATACCGACATGTGTATATCCCGTATATGTAACACCGGTAGTTGTACCTGACGTTGTAGATATTCTTGGTATCACATCAAATGTTACATATTCATCATACACCGCGAATATAGTTGCACCTGTTAATCCTGTTAATGGTGATTGAGAAATTGTGAATCCTGTGGTACTTGTGACATTTGTTATATAGGTGTTTGGTGCTGTTTGTCCTGTTCCCGCAATAACAGTTACTGTCATTCCAGATTGTAAACCTGTTGTACTCGGTACTGTAATTGTTGTACCTGAACTCGAAGCGTTGGTTGAGGTGTATGTTATCAACGCACCATTATTATCAAATAATGTTTTTCCCGTTAATGGTTTAGTTATATAACTTGAGTTAATACATCCATCTAAAATGTCATAACCATCAATCAAATGTGTTTTATACCTATGATATATTGAACCCCATTTTAATAACAAATGATATGGAATAAAATGAGTTGAAGATATCTCTCTAAATAAAGATGACGTTAATATAGATTTACCATCAAATGTTATTTGGTCATCTAAATCAATAAGTGGTAAAGAGTTTAATAACAAATAAGCAGAACCTTTAAATTTACCATGTATTTTTGATTGGTTAAAATCTGAAAATAATTGGTTATGGAAATAAGGTGTGTTTAATATTGATGTTGTGTTTCCAGATACATTAATTGTATTAGAAAAGAAGTCATTTGTGTTCGAATTTGCTTTTACCCAAGATTTTGGGTTTATTGGTGAACAAACAAAACCTTGTGAACTATTAACTTTTAATATCCCTTCAAATTTAAAATTGTCTTTACTAAAAGTTTGTTTACCTAAATAATTTAGGTATGTTGTTGAGTTGAAAGGGTATATGTTAGTCCTATATGATTCGATTTTATAATTTAATAAATTTTCATTTAATTTTTTTTCATCTAAATCCCCTTTTGGATTTGTTTCTGTTTCATCGTATTTTTTAAATTTAAAAGGTTCTTCAATAATGTTAGAGATATAATCTGTTGTTGCTAAATTATCTCTGAAATAATTAAATCTTTCATATGGTGATAAACCCGGTAAGTAACCACTATATGAAATCGCCTTTTTGGGCGTACCGTCTTCATTTTTTTGAATTACACCATTTTCTTTCAATTCTGTTATTGATTGTGTTGCAATTAGACTTTCTCTGGTTGTTATCTTTTTTGCTAATTCAATCAAGTCTATATCTTGTGTAATTGACTCTCTAATATTTTTAAACTCTTCATTCGCCAACTGTATAATCATGTCATTATCAAAAGAATCAAATAATGTCATGTATTTTGCTCTTTCAAATAATTCATACACAAACCCCGCATAACTTTTATCTACAAATGGTATCGTTTCGTTTATTACATCAATACCCGATATGTCTTCTATTTTTTGGTTTTCGGTATTTGAATCAAAAACATAGTTAACATCATTCCTTGTTGGTTCGTCTTTAACGTTTGTTTCAATTCTATTTGTTGTTATTTTAATATATTCTTCAATAAAATCAACTTCAGGCCACAATTTTTTATTATATGATTTTAACTTGTGAACAAGTTCTTCATCACCTGGGTATGCAATAACATTTTGTTTCCCACCTGTTTGTGGTTTTTTAACTTCGGGCCAAGGATAAATGTTTTCTCCCTTTGATTCTTTTGATAAATTAGTAAGTTGTTTTTTTCTGTTATTTGAGGATTCAAACGCCTTGTTGTGAACATCTTTCATTAATCTAATGTAAACTTCCGCGTTCGCTAATAAAACTGCAAACATATTTCTAAGAGTTGGCTCAAAACCAAAACCATATTCTTTACTCTTGATGACTTCATTCATTTTTGTTTCAACGTCATCTTCAACTTTTTTCCTTTGTTCTTCAAATGATTTTCTGATTTGAAATATATCATCAAATATTCCATCAATATAAACAACTATTTTCTTATCGTTTAATGTCTTATAATATGATTGAACGCTTCTTACATTTCTTATTGATATTCTTTTAAAGTCTCCAGTTGTTTCATTAAGTAAATTTTGCGTAAGAAGTTTTGATTTATTCATTGCACTATTAAAACCTATTAGAAAAAGTTCAAGAGCACCGGGTCCTGTTCCTAATATATGTTTTGTTTCGGTTTTGTCTTTAGCGCTTAAATAAAACCACAAATCACTTAATGTTTCATTTGTTGTGGATGTTTTTGTAAATGTTGTGTATTCTTGTGATAGGTATTGTTTTCCCCACGCTTTAATTGCGTTTTCAAAATCATTAATAATGGTCTCCATTTCTTTAATTCCTTGGAAAACCTCCATACTTACTTTACTAAAAATTTGTTGTTCTAAAATTTTATCTAATGTTTCGGCAATATATCCAACTTCTTTAAGTGTTCTAACTGGAAAACCTTTAGGAATCAATCCTTTTTGTTCATATTGTCTATAGATAGATTTAAGTATTGTATATCCTCTTGAAGAATGTGAAACCTTTTTTTCGTATAATCCCGTCTTTTCGTTGAATTTAGTATCTTTAGTTTCTTCAACTAAAAACATGTACGGACAATTTATAATTGCAGAAAGTGGAATATCATTTAACCAAGCAAAAGTTGAACCAACAAATTTAGTTGCAATTTCAAAGTTACCATTAGATTCGTTAAATCTTGATTTAAAATCGGTCATATGTAACCTATATCTTATTGCCTTACCGTAATATCCCTTGACGGTTAAATAAAAAATTGGCCATGGTAAATGAAAAAATGCTCTATATGGTGAATTTTCTGAAGATTCAAAAAG